TTAAATAACTTTTCTCATGCTCCCCTGCCCGTGGGGGCGTCCTGGGGGCAGTGCCGTTGGCATCTGATTGTTCAGCATGTTGACCTGATCCTGGTTCATGTCGCCAATCCACTTGGAGTAAACCTCGTACACCATTCGCGCATCTTCATGTCCCATCTGACTCGCTATGAATGACGGATTCGCTCCGGCCATCAACGTCCAGCATGCGTAGGTATGCCGTGACTGATAAGGATTCCTTTCGCGGATATTGGCAAGTTTAGTGCCTCGCTTCCAGCCATAGGCAATCGAGTTCTTGGAGAAGTAACTGCCTTTTTTTGACGAATATGCTGTCGGTGAAAAAACGAAGCGAAGAGATTGCTGCTCAGTTTTTCCGATCTCCCGATGGTGAAATCGAATTTCTTGCTTCGGATTAGCGCCGGTGATTTCGTATTGTTCCTTCAGTGCATCCAGAGCAGGTTTAAGCAATGTTATCGTCCTTATTCCGGCATCTGTCTTAGGGGGTACAAATACTCGCTTATTCGTCAAACTTCTGGATACGTGGATTTCACCTTTTACCAAATCAATGTCTTCCCATGCCAGGGCGCATATCTCGCCCGGCCTCATCCCCGTATGTACGGCAACAATAATGATTAATGCCTGGCTACGGGGAAGGGCGGCTATCAGAGCCTGGTACTCATGAAGTAAAAGTGGGTCGGGATCATTTTTAGATAACTTGAGTCGCGACACTCCTTCATAAGGAGCATGCAATATAAACTGGCTTCGGTTTGCGAGCTTAAGCATTTCTGATAAAACTGCCATCTGTTTATTGACTGTTGAGGGCGCGCGGCCCTGCCTGGCCAGATTCGGCATTGCCGGGTTAATAATTGTCCCGATCAATAACTCCTTTCGGTAATGCAAAATGTCGGCATGCTCAATATCTACCAGACGGGTATTTTCTCCGATTACACGCAGTAACGTATTTACGACCGAAGTAAGCGATAGCAGTGTTGCACCAGATACCTCTAAGGCTTTGGTGTCTGTAAAAAAATCACTCAGTTCTTTAAACGTGGTGATTTTTTTGGTTGTGATGAACTTCTTAAGTGCTTTGGATTCCGGGAAATGTTTCGCATAGTCGAACTTACCGAACTGTATTTCACTTGTTATGAGCGCGCGAAGATTTCCAGCTTTTTTGATGTTGCTGCTGTTCACCGTCCAGCCCCGAAGGACTTCGCGGCAACGTTTGCCGCGATAGGTAAATGTGATCCGTATTTTTCCATTATGCAGCTCAACGCCGGTTGGAAAGTCCATCATGCTTCCTGTACTAATTGGTTAATCTTTGGATAGTTGTACCAAAGCAGACCTTTAGAATTGTTAGTTTCCCCGAGAGCTGTCAGATGCTTGAAATGCACGCCTTCGATCCACAAATTCAACCGATAACTTTTAATTTGTCTTTCCGACAAGCCGGTCTTTTCTGTTAGTCGCGCTTCAACCATCCACTCTTCGCTGAAAATGAGTTGCGACATACATAACTCCGATGCCGCCAGCCACAACAGTACATGCTGCAGCTGGCGAATATTGATAATCAAAAATCAGTAGTTGGTTTTGCCTTACGTTTTTGGCGATGTTTTCTCTTCGGCTTGATGCTCGGTGGCATAACGAGTCTGCGCGCTGGCGGCTGACTAAATACATGCTCACTGATCCGCCTGCGACCTCCCATTCGCCATACATGCCAGGCTGTCCAGTCACATCCATCATCACAGACGTGCAGAGAGCGAATCAGGGCTTCATCGCCGGTTAAGCTCTCTGTCACTGCTCCGCCTCCGCACTTATAACCCCAGCGGCCAAGGCTGCGGCCATGTGCGGCAATTCGTCAAAATCGCCGCGGTATGCCGGGTTTGCACACATCCCTTGTAGAGCTGCGAGCGTCAGTTGCTGGCGATAGCTCAGGGTGGTAAACGGTTCGCCATTGGTGAAATTGCTACCCGGTGCGGAAACAGTCAGTTCTGGTTCTTTCTTCGGTTTGGCGGTGACAGCTGGTGGATCCATCACTATGGGTTTTGGTGGCTCTGGTCGGCGATATTCTACTATCGCATCGAGGGCGATCTTCTGACGCGAGGCAGCATCATCAGACCAGCTATCAAGAATTGTCGTTGCGACATCGTGAACTTCTTCGTCGCTGAAATTGGGCGACAGACAAAATTCAGTGGTGGCAATATCGATGATCAGCAGAGGAAGAATGTCAGCGATAATATGACCTGTGCATGCCACAACGCCTTCTGCTTCTTCTTTGCCCATAATGTCAGTACGTCCGGAAAGCAGATCGTTCAGCGCGTGGGCAATCTCAATTTCATGAGCATCCAGAAGTTGCCGGTAGTCTTCCTGTTCGGTCACTTCCGTTTTTTCGCCCTCATTTGAGGCGCTATTGGCAAATGCTGCATCCAGTTCCCTGTCGAGTTCTGCAGCGCGAGCCGGGCAGACAGCTGGTGGTAAATTTTCGTCCTGTAACGTCTGTTCGGTTTCACCATCAGACTTTGCTCCATCTTTTTTTTGTGGCAGCGGGGCAGACGTACGGCCGCAGGCAATATCAATGACCAGTTGTGGTGGATTAACGCAGTCAAAACCCGCAATGCAGCTATCGATGTACTGGCGAAGTTCGCCAGGGTATCAGTGACGAGCAGATTACTCTAGCGATTGTAGAAAGGCTGGCAGTGAACAAGCAACGTGAATGGCCTGAGCCGAAAGACGGGGAACCGCGTCTGCATATCAAAACGGAACATCATCAGGGAGATAAGTGATGGAACCTCAATTGGAATACGCTATCAAGCGAATCGTTGAACTGGAAAACCTGCTGCTGGTGGGTGTTGGTGAAATATACAGTACTGAATTTCAATACAGTTTATGCCACTTTGAGTAAATCAGCGTGAAATTCAATGATCTTTGTATGTTGTTGATAGTTAGTCACTATATTAAAGTTGTTGTTGGTTGTAGACGGTTTTGATTGATCTTTTCTGCGGCTGTGATTTGTCTTTTTTCAAAAGGATTGAGCGATCGATTAAAAAACGATTGATCGTTCATTCCTTTGATTCTAGACTATCAGCAATGAAGTTAATTGAGATTCAACTATGACTCACGACTATTCAACTCAAGCTTTCTTCAATTTCCTCTATGAACTGCCTTCATTGGGACTCATCAATGAAGCAACAGCTCGTAATTTGAAGAACTCAGCGCTGCTTCTGTTATCAGTTGTGGATATAAGCAGTGACGATGACGTACGCAATATAGATGTTGAAGAACTGATTAGTAAATATGTTGCTAGCCAGCCATCAAGACCGGGTGAATCAAGCATACAAAGCTACCAAAGCAGATTTAAAAGTGCCGTAAGCAAATTTGAGGAGTATGTGCGAGTGGGGACTATTGTTAACCTGGCGGACACTGATGGAAATCTTGATGGCTTTGACGCTGTTGAGAAAAAAATTGAGAAGGCGAAACATACTCAGCGAGAAAAAACACAAGTTTTCAATTTGCCGATTGTGGTTCGACCTGAGACAGGAACGATGATTACTGTTCAGGGACTGCCGACGGATCTAACTGCAGAGGAAGCAGAACGTATCCTGTCAATTCTGAAGGCATATGTACGTTCATAGAAGAATTTGGGCCCTTCCTCGCCAAAGGAAGAGCCCGGATTGGGGATGTTAGAGCACCCGCAATCAGTACTGCGTAGACAACAGTACAGTAGCGGATCCCCATATTTTTTTCAAGTTTCAGGGAAGTGCTCACCTGAGGCGAGATATATATATGGCTCTGAAAGACATTGAGACTAAACCGTTACCAGCCGGATATCGCTGGGTTAAGTGTCGTTTCCGTAAAGCCCGTGCGAAAGCAGGAACTCCGGATTCTGAGCGTCGAGTTTTGGATGCTCATGCTTACGGTTATAAATGTTGGTCTTTTCCTGTAAGGACTAAACATTAAAATACAAACCCGCTCCGGCGGGTTTTCTTTTTTGCTTCATCAATCCCTGCTACGATTCCCTATCTTTTACTGATGGGGATAGGGATATGAAGAAAATTCTTGTTGTTTTATTGGTGTCACTTTTCTCACTGACAGCAACGGCAGCAAACAAACCATGCTCAGGTAAGAAAGGCGGAATATCGCATTGCTCGGGTGAAAAATTTGTTTGTAATGATGGCACTATCAGCAAGTCCAAGAAGATTTGTCAGAAATAATAGTCGATAAATAGAACTCATTATCAAAATCAAACCCGCTACGGCGGGTATTTCTTCTCTTCAAGCCCTTTTGTATAACTGATTTAGTAAATTCTGAACGCTCGGAAAACTTAGCGTATACAAAGGCATGGCTTTAGCGAAAAGTGCTATTAACCACTTGAATGTGAGGTTTAATAGGTATACTGTATAAATGTACAGCATGCCGAAGCGGAGGGAATCATGAAGGTTGAAATTACAATTGATCGCACTAAAGAGCTTCCGAAAGGAGCTGTGCCAGCGCTTGAAAAGGAACTTTTGCGTCGAATCAGCCAGGACTATTCAGACTGTAAATTAACGATACGTCGAACTGAATCTGATGGATTAAGTGTCATCGGAGGCGAAAAGAGCGATAAAAAACGTATTGAAGAAATCCTGCAGGAAACGTGGGAAAGTGTGGATGAATGGTTTTTTAACTGATCACCCCTCGCAGGTGGCCTTGGCCGCCATTTGTTACGCCTGAACGCTTAATTTCTCGTTGCGCACCGTGCTACTGCTAAGAAGCAATTTCCGTTGGCTTAACGGTGTGGATATCGCCGCAAGGGGCATCTCATGCAAATTCCGGATGATTTAATTCCCGGACTGCCGGAGCATACTGGCCCGGTTCTGATTTATATCGTAAAGGGCAGGGCAGAAAGGGGATTCGCGCTGCGCAAAGATGAATTTGTTACGTCGTTGCGGGCGCTGGATGAAGCAAGAAAGAAAGCTGGTCTTCCTGTTTCAGATGCCTGATAAGTTGGGTTATACTCAAACACGGGTCTGAACAGCCCGCTGAGTAACACTGCGCCAACCGGGAAAACGCGATGGCGCATAAAATTGAATTACCCCAATCACACCGTTTCTTCACAACCGGTGTCTTTGTTCGTGCTGGTGGTACGGCATGAGCAAATCAAAAAATAAAGCTGAAAAAACTCATCTTTCCCGCGTTGCCGGGCTGGGCTGTATTGTCTGCAAAAACCTGAAACTGGGTGAAACCCCAGCAGAATTACATCACATCCGAACTGGTCATGGAATTGGCCAGCGCGCTGACAATTTCAAAGTTATTCCTCTTTGCCCAAGCCATCATCGCCAGGGCGGATACGGTATAGCCATTCATGCTGGTCGCCAGGCCTGGGAAAACAATTACGGTACTGAAACAGAGCTGCTGGTGCAGGTTCTCTACGAACTGGGGGAATCCGCGTGAGTATTACTTATGGCTCAGTATGTAGTGGAATTGAGGCTGCAAGTATAGCGTGGGAGGTTTTGGGCTGGCGACCGTCATGGTTCTCTCAGTTCGATCCTGAACACAATTATAAAAACGGTCCAGATTTCCCATCTGCTGTTCTGGCGTATCGCTGGCCGCACGTAACAAACCTCGGTGATATGACAATAATCGCCACAGCAATACGGCGCGGAGAAATCCATGCACCAGATGTTCTGGTAGGTGGCACACCGTGCCAGGCATTCAGCATCGCTGGTCTTCGTAATGGTCTGACTGATTCCCGCGGTCAATTAACTCTCGCCTTTGTAGAACTGGTAAACGCAATAGATGAAAAACGAAGAGAACAGGGAAAACCTCCCGTCATTGTCGTCTGGGAAAACGTACCCGGAGTATTCAGCAGCAGAGATAACGCTTTCGGATGTTTTCTTGCAGGGCTTGCCGGTGAAAGCTGTGAACTGGAATCACCAGGGAAAAAATGGACAAACGCTGGTTATGTGCTGGGACCAAAAAGGTCTGTCTGCTGGCGAGTGCTCGACGCTCAATTTTTCGGAGTGGCCCAACGACGCCGCCGTGTGTTTGTTGTCGCAAGTGCTAGAACCGATATCGATCCCGCAAAAATACTTTTTGAGTCCGAAGGCCAGCGCCGGGATATTGCGCCGCGCCGAAAAGCGGGGAAGGGCATTACCGCAAATACTGGGCGTTGCATTGCTAACGGTAGCTACTGGGATGGGGAATATAATCCACATCCAACCCTCAACCAGTCACACAACATCGGAGGCATAGGTCAAAGCAACCAGGAATTATTCAGCCAGCGCGGAGGTGGAATCGTTGGTGTCTTTCGCATGCGGGCATTTGGTGATTATGTTAATGATGAAACCGCATCCACTGTTAAAGCGCGCGACCATAAAGATGCAACCGATCTCACTGTGACTTATTCAGACGTCAGTAGAACGTTGCTTGCCAAATCAAATGACAGCATGGCTGAAGATTTGGATACCTATGCTATTCACGGCACACAAGACCCAGACACAAACATTAATTTTGCTCACACCCTTGGACGAAATCACGGACAGGAAAATGCTGTTGCTTATGCCTTCAAAGCTGGACAGGGCGCAAAAGCCGGGGGTATTGGATGGGCAGAAGAGCAATCCCCAACTCTGACCGCCGCCAGTAGCGGATCGAATTTATCCCCTTCAGTAATGATAAACATGGCCGTTCGTCGCCTGACACCAGTTGAGTGCGAGCGTCTGCAGGGCTTCCCCGATAACCACACTTTAATCCCCCGTGATAAGCGTAAGCAGATCACTGTTGATGAATATGCTTACGTGCGCCATCACAACTCAAAAATAACTGCAGAAGAAGCCTACCGATTGCGCCATGGTTAACCGACGGGGAGGCCAGAAAGCGCGTGCGATGGTGCCTGGAAATATTCAGAGCAAAAACATTCCTTGCGGTTCGTAACCAGATGAGAGCCGGGTTAGAGGATGGTTGGTCATGCCAAAAGAGGAACTGATCGGGAGACTGATGAGTCTGTAATTCGAAACAAAACCCCGGTCAGTAGCCGGGGGAACTGGCTATTGGTGACGATTCTGTTTAAACCACTCATAAATCTCAATACAAACAATAGCAACGGAGTAGAAGGGCCACAGAATGGAGGTTATCACCGTATCAGCCAGGTCAAATTCGAGGCCGTGTACTCTATCCCCACGAACTAACAAAGCAAACATTACGATGAAGCCCGCGATATATATGGCCAAGTAGTGATAAAGGCTCATGATAATTCCATTTATTAGGTTTGGCCCTGAGTCTACGTGCGATAACCACACAATTAAAATTGGTATTGCAGATCGATTTTCATTTATCGATCGTTCAAAGCGATCGTTTTGTAACGAATAGCTCATTTGTTGAGTGATATTTGTACAAAATGTCGGTGAGAATTAGCTATAAGTGCTTTATGACGTAAAAACGTTTGAAAACGGGCCAACAAAGTGAATAATTAATTCATGCTTGGCAGAGCTGCACCACGATGGCAGCGACGAAAAGCGAACAATTTGAACATAACGAGAACCCCGCCGACGCGGGGTTTTTGCTTTCCGGCGATACGACAGGGGTATTCGCGAGGTGCATAGCGCCAGTACCCCTGTCATATCGTCGATACGGGTAAAACAATCACAGGTGTCTGGCATCTGACCAGAGGCGATGACATTTGCCATAACGGTGAAGCAGAGGTGTTAGAAGGCCCTCTTACTCCACCAATGTAAACAATCTATTTTACTTCGGGGCTGCCGCATGGCGGCCTTTTTCATCTCAGGCTCACGGGAAGCATCCGCTACGTGCTTTGTTGATAAATTCAGCCCATGAAGCCTGCCACTTTCAGAATAATAGTGCTATTTGTTTGCAGGCTTTTCTCATTATTTCTAAAGTTATAGAGTATCCAGTAAAAGCTCTTGTTTTGAAGTGGTTGTGATGAGTCCTCCCCAAGCGGATGGGTGAAACTGACAGTAAACAGTGCCAGTGAATGACATGCTTAGCGCTTACGGGGCATGGTTTGTCAGCCAAAGGACTGCCGGGAGATACCCGACACCACAACTGAACTTAAACCAGTCATACTGTTATCATCGTGGTGGAGAGGTAGCGTTATGAAAATGCCCTTCAGAAATACCGTGATCGGGCTCAGCCTATCGATAGGCATTGCACTAATTATTGTTTCCCTGGTTGTTGTTCTGAATGGCATTGGATTATGGTAACCCGCACTCTTAGCGTTCTGGAAACCGACATTTTTCGGTGCCTTTCATTTTCGGGCTGACGTTACATAATTAACAATAAAATCATTTATTTTCTGTCAGGGCTTTCGTTATCAAGGTTGATAGTGCTTCAAGCTGGATTGCAAGCTGGATACTTAACCAGACATATCCATGAACGGCACTTTCCATTACCTCATCACTTTCATTTGCGAGTAAAAGTCCATGCAACTCTTTTGTGATCTCAATAAGATGCTCGCTGTTTGATGCTATTGGTGACGGGTTACCTTCATGCAGCGCATGAGCCAGCGTACTGAGAGTGTTGCGAGTCATTTGTTCCATGTCGGAAAGTGTATGCGAGTTCAATATCAGAAACCGGCTACCGCGCGATGCCCAGTGGGCATTAATCTGAAATTTTTGGGCTGCTATCATATCTCGGGTTATTGACTGAATATCCTCAAGCAGACTCTTTGTAATCTTTGTTTCTTTATTCACTGGTGTAATCAGACTGCGCATTTTGACGACATTAGTTAACGCACGTGTTTGAAGCCCGGTCATTCTGGGCTGGTTCAGAACGTTTCGTGAGACCCCGGCTGAAGTAATTTTTAAGTAATCAGCAAGAAAGTCAGCAAGTTGGATACGCCAGTTAATGAATGCTCTTTGGGGATAAATACTGGTAAACAGCATAGCCAGAATACATCCCAAAATAATATTGGTGCTTCGCCATAATGCTGTCTGTAAGTCCCCGGCAGGAGCACTGCTGACTACGGCAAGCGTTATCCCAACAAGTAATGCAGCATATGGGCGTTTACTCATGGCCAGATAGCCGCAAAGGAAAGCAGCGCATCCACACCAGAGCATCATCAGAGTAAGAGAGTACATTTCAATGTGTAATGCAATGATCCCCAGAATCGCACCACCTACAGTTCCTGCCATTCGCTCAAGTGCTCTGGGGATAACGTTACCCATGTAGCTTACAGGTCCCATGACGACTACGAGTGTAATCAGGGGCCACGAGTGGTCTGGCAAATTCAACATTCTTATCAATAAGAACGTAATAACGAACGCTACAGCAATTCGTATCCCATGTACTATACGGTAGTTGCGGTAGATCTTTAGTTCTAAAGGACTTATCGGTTTGTTCCGTTTAACGGAAAAAATGTTCTTTTTCATTGTTTAAAGTCTTTAACAAAAAGCAAACGATAAAGAATATTCAGGTATACACTGAAAAAAACAGCTAGTCTTACTTTTTTAAATTATAAAACCGCTTCGTGCTATTCAGGCTTACTGTTGTTAATTGGTTGCTAATTGAGTGATTAAGATGGGAGTATTCTGTAATACCCATTTTATATTTAGGGTTATCATTATGAGTATAAGTGCAGAGAACAGATTGAATGATAATCTGACATTATTTAACTTGTTGACTTTAATCATTATTAAATTGTTGTGTGGTTTCCAGGAAATGGTTAACATGATTCAGATGAGGTATCTTCTTCGGCCATGTAAATCTGCTTTAATGGTGTCTCTGGACGATTTCAAATCGGCAACAGTATCTGGGTGAAATGCAGGATGAGCAAATACAAAATAGCAGCTCTGATGACTACAGCGTCAACGGTCGCACTGTTCTGGACAGTGGCATTAATCTTTGGGATGTTTCATTCTTTGGGTCTGTAGTCGAAATTGATTTAAAGCTTATAAAACATAACATTACACTGGCAGTTATGAGACGAAAGGGTATTGATATTAGAATGTCTGATATTCTTATCGCTGTATATTTTTATGAGCTAAGGTTTGAGCCAAAGCTCATTATATAAAATAAAGTTATATTAGAAAAAGGTGTGCAACTAAACGATGCGTATCATCGAAATGCAACTGTATAAAGAGAAAGTGCAATAGCCAGAAATATCCAGTATTGAGAATGATAATGGAAAAGTTTAAGCATTAATATCCTCCACAGAGTTGGTTGTTAATTAATGGCAGATTTAAATGTCAACAACAAACAAAAAATCATGCTCACTGATTATTTAATTATTTCATAATGTTTCAGTCAGGCTCTATGGAGGTGCAATTGCACCAGTGATGGGATTTTTGCATCATTATGGTGAGATTAATGGCAGATGTACTTTATGAACTGCTCAACCTACCGATACAGACGACAATTATCATTTGAGGCTGCCAAACGGCGGCCTCTTCTTTTTCAGGCTCACGGGTATCACTCGCAACGTGCTTTGTTGATAAATCCAGCCCGTGAAGCCTGACCCTTTAATCACACACAACACCATCCGAAAAATCGGAGGTAGGGCTATGACCAGAATGAGCACCATTTACAGCAGACTTTCATATGGAACAGGAACCACGCTTGCCGGCTGCGGTGTATCAGCGAAGGCATATGCCGAAACAGCCAAAACAGCAAAAGAGGTGTCCTGGATGTTGGCCGACAGAATTGCAGGGTTAAGCCTGAGCGACTGGGCAATTATTGTTGGTATCGCATGTACTGTTATCACCTGTGCAGTGAACTGGTACTACAGGAAAAAGGAAAGGGAGGACCGGCTTAATGGCAATGTCACCAAAGCTGAAGAATAAACTGAGCGCAGCGGTCGTTGGTTTGATTCTTGCCGGGGCTTCCGCACCTGTGATTCTCGATCAGTTTCTGGATGAGAAAGAGGGTAACAGCCTGACAGCATATCGCGACGGCGGCGGAATCTGGACCATTTGCCGCGGCGCCACGATGGTTGATGGTAAGCCAGTAGTTAAGGGCATGAAGCTGTCTTCTGAGAAATGCGCCCAGGTGAACGCCATAGAACGTGACAAGGCGCTGGCGTGGGTTGAGCGAAATATAAAAGTTCCGTTGAGTGAGCCGCAGAAGGCAGGTATCGCTTCTTTCTGCCCTTATAACATTGGTCCAGGCAAATGCTTCCCGTCAACGTTCTACCAGCGTATCAACGCCGGAGATACAAAAGGGGCATGTGAGGCGATCCGCTGGTGGATTAAAGACGGTGGCCGCGATTGCCGTCTGACCAAAGGCCAGAAAAACGGCTGCTACGGACAGGTTGAACGACGAGACCAGGAAAGTGCACTGGCGTGCTGGGGGATAGACCAGTGAGCCTGCGCTATCAGTTTATTGCCATTTCTCTGCTGGTGGCCATCGCATTCATCGCGGGTAGTGTATGGAGCAGCCGCGGCTGGGAAAAAAAGTGGGCGGAACGTGACAGCGCGGAATCATCGCGAACAGCGAACGCGCAGACCGCCGCCCGCATGATTGAGCAAGGGCGCATAATTGCCCGTGATGAGGCTGTAAAAGATGCACAAGCACAAGCCGCTAAATCTGCTGCCACTGCTGCTGGCCTGTCTGCCACTGTTAACCAGCTGCGTACCGAAGCAACAAAGCTTGCCACCCGCTTGGACGCCGCAGATCTTGCCACTGCCGTCAGAAGCAAAACAGCCGGAGCCGACGCCGCAGTGCTCGCCGACATGCTCGGACGCCTTGCAGAAGAAGCTCGATATTATGCTGAGCGATCTGACGAAAGCTACCGGGCAGGAATGACGTGTGAGCGCATTTACGACTCAGTGAGGCAGTCAAACAACAACAGGGTTAGAAGATGAACGCAGAAAACCTAAGTGAAGCGTATTACCTCAATAACGATATAAAAGAACTACAACTTCAGAAAAGCATACTGGAAGGTGGTGCCGGACTTGGTGTGACAATCCAGTCTACCTATCAGGATAACGCCTTTCTTGATGCCATACGCCCGCATGCAGTGGCTGAACTTTATCGCCGTATTGTGGAGAAGAAAAAAAACCTCTCCACTCTGGGTGTTACATTCTCTTAAATGAGAACAACAATAAAAGGTTATGTCTGCTTTGCCACATTCTGAGAGTATGAGTTTTATTTGGTAGTCAATCAGTTACTTTATTGGTTTGCTTTCCGATGGAAGATAGATATTTCCACAGAAGGGGCAAATTAACGTTATATTGTTTTTTATTCTCGACAGACTGTGCTTTGACTGGCGGGAGCAATGAGGACAAGTACTTTTCACATGGCGTAAAGTACGCATCTTGATATCTTTGAGTATCGACATGTTGATTGTCCTGGTGGGCGGTTAACAACCATACACCACATGTTGGCTAATAGCTTCTTTTATAACCGTTACGATGTAGTCGTTAGCCATAATCAATCAAGCCTCGCAATAGCGGGGCTTTTTAACAACTGAGGAATGAGCATTACAGTAGTTCTTACAGCTAAGCAGATTGAAGACCTGGCTGCCTTCGCAAAAGAAGATGGTCAGTCACAATACTCCATCACTACCGGAACAATCCCTGAGTTCGAAGCGGATGATGGCGAGGTTATCCCTGAGTACACCGGGCTGATTGCCTATTCCAAGTCGCTAGAGCATAGCGTTCTACAGCTCGATAACTAACGAATCAACAAAACTTTCCATCCGCCATGACACCACAATGCTCGTAGACATGCCAGGAAGCCTGGCAGAAGAAGCTCGATACCATGCTGAACGCGCTGATGAAAACTACCGGGCAGGAATGACATGTGAGCGGAATTATGAGTCCGTAAAAATACTAACAATGAACCGTAGAGGAAAAATAATAGCTCTATAAATTAAGATGTTGACGGTTTTCGTGGATAAATTTGTGAATTTTTACTATGAAGGAAATACGACTCTTCCTTGAGTCAAAATCCCTGACAACTTAGGGTGATAGATAAAGGTCTTACGCAGCATGACATAATTTTCGATTTAAGCTATTTAAATTAATTTTTATGATCAAAACCCACTGAGATTTACTTACAAAACTAAACCTTGCTATGTTTGGTTAATCATGCGTTAATGAATTTCTGGTTTGTAACGAATTTATCTGAAGCAGTCGCTGTAATAATTTTATTCCTTGTTCCTGTTGAGATTTCCTTGTTAGCTTTTCTCTCTGATAATTTTTTTCGGACCATTCTGCCCAAGGGCTTACTCAATAAAGGTAATGTTTATGTCTAATAAAATGACTGGTTTAGTTAAATGGTTTAATCCTGAAAAAGGTTTTGGTTTTATCACTCCAAAAGATGGTAGTAAAGATGTGTTTGTTCACTTCTCTGCTATCCAGAGTAATGATTTCAAGACGCTGAATGAGAATCAGGAAGTTGAATTTAGTGTTGAACAGGGACCTAAAGGCCCCACGGCAGTTAATGTCGTGGCTGTATAA